GTGGGAGATGCACTGCCAAGTGAATCTCCCGGGAGTTGTAAATACCTCCCTAAAGACCCCGGATACGCGTTCTAAACTACAAATCGCGCTCCTTATGGTCTCTCCCACCGGCCTGTAAAAGGCCTGGTCTCACCAGTCTAAACCGGCGAGCTCCACCTCAGCTTGATGCTGACGCGCTGAGGGCGTCCAGAACGCTCCAAGTGCTCATCATCACTCTGCGGGAGGCTAGCCCACAAAGTGGCGTCGTGGGAAACCCCAAAGGGGCCCCCTACAGACGCACCTGGTGCCAACCAGTGGTTCGGGTGGTTAAACCCATCCAATCTGGCCGGATCACCCAGCTTGAGTATGCACTTGAGCAGGGCGCCCGATCCGTCGAGTTTATCGACGGGTGCCCGGGCGGACACTACATAACCCCTAACCAAGGGGCTCTGGTAATCAGGATGCCAGCGTTCGGTTTTAAAGCCGAACGAAGAGATCCTCCCTAGCACTGAGGAGTCGGATAGGACCGGAGGGAAGAACTTAATCAACCCTTCAATGACCTTGTCCAACTCTCGACAGGTTCTCCAGTAACCACTCATAAAGAGTTGGTTCCGGAGAGACACCAACGAGATTACCTCAGTTGCGTCCTGCCGTCGTGTCGGGAACAAATGCCGGACGCGGACAATACTAACGTCCTCGCCTGCGTAATACTCCCGGCCACAAGACTCTCGGAACCTTCCGGTCCAGAATGACTTGTCCAGGCCAACTACCGCACCAAAATGCGATAGCGCCTGCACGACGGTATGCACATGGTCCACGGGGACAATCAAGTCGTCCCCGTAGACGCGCACCGACCCGACGAAACGTTTTATATCTCGTCGGGAAAGTGGGCGATTGAGCGACTTCTGGATCCCTAAGAAGATCAGCGTTGTAAAAACCGCTGCTTCCATCGGGAAACAGAGTGCTGAACCCATAGACGCGTATTTGGCGAGCCTTACGGTCTCGCCTCCTACGTCAGCCCTGCGGGATCGAGATGCGTCAATGGCCGCCGCAACAAACGGCCACCGCGACATCATCGTCCTTACGAGCTGATTCGAGACACGGTCGGAAGCATCGCTAAGATCTAGCGTTGCGGTTCGTTTATCAAGCGAACCTTGACGTGCCAGCTCCTGATTAGGAGACTGGTCGTCAAAACCGATCAACTTCGTCAGGAGGTTATCCCTTTCGAAGTTCCGCATGAAGCTTTGGAGCAGAGCCTGCTGTGCATATTGCATACAGGTTGGCTCCATCGCTATCACACGCGGTGTCTTGAGCGTTTTAGGAACAAGAGTCACCTTTACAGGTTTCTCTTCACCGGGTTCGAGGATGGACACGTCGTCCAGAACGGGCAGATAATGCCAATTCGGGATAACGTAGCTTCGAGCAGGCATAAAACCCTGCTCTAGCCGTCGGGTCCAAGTCTGCGGTATCCACTTCTGGTTTCCCAGTATGTGGTCCGCAGTTGATCCTGGACCATGCTTAGGGACTAGCCGGCCGAAATAAACCTCACGGTTCATCCGGTCGAACAATTTCCCGAACAGCAACTCTGACATTTGTTGGAACTCCCGGAGATCTCTCTCCGAAAGTTCCGCGTCAGAGCGACGAACATCCTGCTCACACTTGACATAATTCCGCAAGGCTGCAGCATTCCGTGCATTACTGCACGGGAGCTGCATCTTGCCAAACATCAGCGTTAGCTGACGCAGGGCAAGGATAGCATCCTTGTCGGGATCGTCAAGCAACAGCCCACTGTACCGGTCGAACACACGGCAGAAGAAACCTCCGAGAAATCGGGGGAGCCTTCCCCTGCGATCCTTACGGAAAGCAGAGTTGATGCCGACCTCTCCCTGGTCCATCCACTTTTGGGTGGACTTTCCAAGGTCAGGTAGGGTAATCGTTAAAAACGACAACCCCTCATGTTCGACTCGCCGGACGACGGTATTAATGTCGTCCGTGGCGCTCGTACAGCATCTGCTGGCTGATTCCTCGGCCAGCATAGACCAGAGTGACGTCAGGCTTTTCACCTGTCCTCTTTGCAGAGGTATTCACCTCCTCTATCGAAGGTTCAGGATCCCTAGCCTACGGCGTCCAGCTCGCACCCTTAACTGCGGTGCGCGCCATTAACGATGTCCTTTGCGGGACACACACGCGCCTTACGGTATGATCGCTTTCGCGATCTCTCGAAAGGAAGTGGAAACGAAGTCGAGAATTACGGCTGTCAGAATCAGCGTTTTAACGCTAAACCTGACATAGACCGAGTTCCTCAACTCGCCCACACCCTCGAGGCGTGTAGAACCAGACTCCTCGGTCGGGGGATCTTCAAACTCGTTAACTTCCGAGTCAGAGACCTCCCCGCCGTCCGAGTCAGTTCCCGCCACTACGACTCGCCACCAAGAACTTTGGTGACGACCGCGTTCGAAGTTGCGGTCAGCTGGGCATTAAACCCAGTCCAGATCGCGAGAAGCTCCGGATCCGTATACCCTGCCAGCGGAAAGTCGAAGACGGTGTACACTGCTGCACCCACCTTCGTATTCTCCGTCGGCCGGAACGGGTCCGGCGCTAGCTTCGAATGGTCGATCCGGATCACGCTGCGACCTCGCTTCCCGTAGGAATGCGAGACCGTCAGCCCGATCAGGCCGTCCGCACTCGTGTACTTTGACTCGTTTCCCTCCGTAGAAGTTCGCGGAAGGGGCGTGGTCACAGCCGAGATTGTGACGGTTTGTGGATCGGCTAGTGCCATAGGCATCACTCCTAGGGCCCGGTCTGGGCCCCTTTGGCGTTTGACTAACAGGTACAACACCTGTGACTAACTCCGGTTAATACCCAGAGCTGTCAAAATGGCGAGTCGTCGGGGTGACAAACCCTCCCAACTCAGTCCAAAACCGAAGGGGTTAGCGCGGATTCTTTTCTTGACCTCTGATGTAAGAGTCAAGATTCCGACCTGCGAGGAATTTCTTCCAACGTAGGTGTACGTATCGGAGCATATACTATGCTCCATTAAATACCCGTACCGCATAACGAGACCGTCTGTCGACCAGTCCTGCAGGTTACCTATATAGGTGCCCACAGGAACAAGCCAGTCGACGGCCCAGCTCCATGGTGTAAGGTTCCAAAGCGTCTCTGGCGTGAGATCAAGGTTAACTAACCCTTGAGCTCGCAGGGCGTTTGCCGACATCTGCTCTAAGGAGTCATCCAAAGGCAGGTGATAGGTGAACGCACCTGAAAACCATCGACGTACACTCGTTCTCCGAGTTTTGAGAACCTCACCCGTGGGAGTGAAGAAGTCCGTTATCGCCGTATCGCTGTAGCGCAAGAATGGTCTCACGCCATTGGCGAACGACGTCGTGACTTCTGACTCCTGAGGAGGAAAATCAAAACGCCGACGAACAACCTTACCCGAGTCGCGAATATACTGCTGGATAGCAGCATTAGCGCGTACCTGGGAGAGGGCGACGGTTTTAATGTCGTCCAACACAGGTTGAAAGCCGAATTCCAAGGAGAGAAAGTTGCCTGCCGTTTTACGGGCAAGGTCAACCGAGCTTTTCCAGTGAGAAATGTCCATTTTAGGGACACCCTCCCGGAGCAGCTCCCCCAAGGAAGCCGACAAGTCGACGAATATGTTGGTGGGTTTGCAGCGCTCAATTGCTTGAGCACCCGCAGCGTTCAACGCAGATTCTGCGCTGTCCGCAAACGGGGGCCAGGGAATGGCCGCTGCCGTCGGAATACTCAAACCACGATACCTTGTGGTCTGGTACAAGACGCCCAGGTCGAACCCGCCCGTTATTGCAGCATTGGCGCCTGTTAAGGTCGCATACTGCTTTCGGGACGAGAACGGCCCTCCATCATCCCCGGCAAACGACGGTTTCTTACGTCGCCAGCTAGGGTGATTTTCGGACACTGTTACTTGTGTCCCCTGTAGGTACAACGGCGAATAAGACGGAGCGGATTCACGAGTAATCGTGGTCCGCCCATCGTCCCACCGCCGTCTGGTGATACTCCAATTTGCGCCCGGCCCTATACAGGGCAGAACGCGCTTACGAGTACCCATCAGTATCCACAGGCCTCAGAGCT